TTTCAGACACTTTTAATAGATGCCTTTGATAGTATATTAGCTTACAATAATATTAGCTTAAAACTATACTTTAAGACCTTACAGCCTTTAGAGTTTACAGACCTTGAAAACGTAGAGGATGAAGAAACTAAAGAAGAAGAAACTGGTGTTAAGTTAAGCGCAGAATTACCAGACGAATTAGGTAGCGATATAGCGGATGCACTTATAGATTTAGGGCAAGACGAAACAGAACTATTAGAGGAGTTTGAAGTAATAGACGAAAGAGAAGTAAACTATGATGAAGAACAAGGGTTAGATGAGGTAATAACAGACCTTAACAAGCCTAAAGACAAAAGTTTACTATCAAAGATTTGGGAGTTTGTAAGTACTGGTAGCGCAAAGCCTTATAAAGAGAGTGAGCAAGATGGCACAAGTAAACAAACAAAAGAAGAAGGCAATGAATTTCTTGTAAGATATATGTATGCACCAGAAAGAACAAAAGCAACATCAAGACAGTTTTGTTCTAAAATGGTAAGTGCTAAAAAGGTTTACAGAAAAGAGGACATAGTAGCTATGGAAAACAAAGTGGTTAATGCTGGGTTTGGAAAAGGCGGTAGTGATACTTACAGTATCTGGCTTTACAAGGGCGGTGCAAGATGTAGCCATAAATGGTTTAGAAAGACTTATGTACGCAAAGATGGTGCTAAAGGGTTAGGCGATGCTATAAGTACAACAGAGGCAAGGAAAAGAGGGTTTAAGCCAGAGGCTAATGCACAAGAAGTACCAGTTGCACCAAAGGATATGAAGTATAAGGGCTATACAGCAGAGTATTGGAACAAAATGAAATTTAGAAACTAATGGCAACAGCATTATTTATAAGCACAACAGACCGTAAGAAAAACTCCATCATAGATGGTAATGTAGACATTGACAAGATGCTACAATTTGTTAAGGTAGCGCAACAAATAGACATACAGAATTTATTAGGTACAGACTTATACAACAAGATTAGTGCTGACATTATAGCAGACAGTTTAAGTGGCGATTATTTGACATTAACAAACACATATATTCAGCCAACATTAATTTGGTTTGCGCAGATGAATTATATACCATTTGCAGCATACACGATTACAAACAAATCTGTACTTAAACACAGTAGCGAAACAGCACAGAACGTAGACAAGAACGAGGTGGATTATTTAGTTGGAAAAGCAAGGGAATACGCAAACTACTACTCAACACGATTAGTAGACTATTTATGTTTTAACAATAACTTATTCCCAGAGTATTTAAGCAACACTAACGAGGATATAAGCCCAGATACAGATACAACGTTTAACGGATGGGTTTTATGAAGTATAAAGTAAAAGAAATAAACCTTAACAAGCTAAAAGAGTATATAGAGAGCAAAAGCGAAAAAGAAGCAAAAAGGTTTTACAAAGAATTTAAAGAGAAGAAATGACAAATCCTAAACTAGCATTAATACCAAGCGGATATAAGACTGCTACTGTATATTCTATTTTGCCGAATAATACAGATGGCGATTTTACATACGAGCGTAATGGTAGCGCAACAAGAGTGCGTAAGGATGGTCTTATTGAGGAAGTTGTTAATGATACACCAAGATTAGATTGGTTAAATAGCGATTGTCCTTCACTCTTACTTGAACCACAACGCACAAACTTACAAGCGTATAGCGAAAACTTTAGCGGTGCTGCTTGGACACCATCTTCTTCAACTATAACTTCAAATAGTAGCATATCTCCAAATGGGGAACTAAATGCAACTAAATTAGAAACCACATCGACTGTCGGTTTATTAGGTGGTTTTCTTACAATAACAGCAAACACAGAATACACTTACTCTCTTTTTGTAAAATCAGATGCAACAAGTGTTTGTAAAATTGATTTGTATGATACAATATCTAGCTCAAGATACTTTTATGGAACGGTTATATTTGATATGGCTACAGAAACAATTTCTACTAGCCTTGCTACCGCAAGTTTTGATAAATTAGATGGTGGTTGGTATAGGTTAAAAATGACCGCTACTTCGCCAAATCCTTTACTAGGTTCAACTGGTGTTCAAATATCTTTAACACAAGCTGGAAGTATATTTATATGGGGTGCGCAGATGGAAGCTGGTGGTTACGCTACAAGTTATATTAAAAACATAGATGATATTAATGGTGTAACAAGATTAAAAGACGAATGTTTTAAC